ATATGGAAAGATGTAGATGATCCTGTTTATGTCGACAAGCGGACTGGTAAAGTCAAAGAGCGTACGCAGCCGAGCACTAAGATGGCTGAAGCAAAGGATGCCTATACCCTGGTCTCTGAAGCTGATACCCCCGTGGAGCGCGCTTATGCAAGCTATGCCAATAAGATGAAAGCCCTGGGTAATCAGGCTCGTCTTGAGATCCTCTCCACCGGAAAAGTACCCTACTCCGCCACTGCAAAAGAGGCCTATCAAGCTGAAGTTGACTCTTTGAATGCTAAGCTTAATGTAGCTTTGAAGAATGCGCCAAGAGAAAGACAGGCTCAGACTATGGCTAATGCGGTAGTAGCTGCTAAAAAACAGGACAACCCGGATATGACAAAGGGCGAACTCAAGAAAGCAAGCCAGCAGGCACTTACTCAAGCTCGTGCCTCTGTTGGTGCAAAGCGAGAGACCATCAAGATCACAGACCGTGAATGGGAAGCAATTCAGGCTGGTGCTATCAGTGAGAATAAGCTTACCCAAATCATTGACAATGTGGACATTGACAGTCTTAGACAGCGCGCAACACCGAGAGCAACAACTACTCTCAGCACTGCAAAGCAGAATAAGATTGCTTCGATGAATGCTTCTGGCTACAGTACATCGGAAATTGCTGAAGCTCTTGGTATTTCAACAAGCACAGTGTCTAATTACTTGAATTGAAAGGAGTGACTGGCATGAATGGTTCTTGTGCCCTTACCACATTTGACAACCCTTACAATCCATTTGAACAGTTCTCCGATTGGTTCCTGTTTGATGTGGAAAAGGGTTACAACACTTGCGCTTATCTCGATCGAATTGCTCACACTTCTGACCAATTCTCTGAAGAAGAGAACAATCAAGAGATTGAAAGAGCGATTGACGAGATCATTCGTTATGACTTCATGAATATTTACAAGAAAGTGAAGAGAACGAAGACAACAAAAGCAGATAAGGCTTGAACTATAGGTTGAGGTCTAATGCTCTTTGAATAAAATTTTTGTTTTCTTTTCTGAAAATATTTGAATTTGAAGTCAATACAAACAAATTATCACTTGATCTGCACTGCTGCCGCAGGGCTTAAAGGCATGGGGAGGGGGTCTCCAAAATCACACCCCCCTACCTCATCGCGGCGGTCTTAAAAAAATCTCCGGAGGGATATTTTGGGAATGGGGTTTACCCCACGGGTGCAGTATTTGAACGAGCTTACAGGGTTGAGACATTTTCCATAAAGTGTGAACATCTCCTTTCATGTTTCTTTTCTCCTTTCGGTGATTGGTGGAAATTCAGTTCTGTAAGTTCTTTCAAATACTGCACCTATTCTCACCTAAAAGAGCATCGGTTCAGATAAAAAGTGCAGTACAAGTATGCGGATATGGCGGAACTGGCAGACGCAATAGACTCAGAATTTATTGGAGGTTATCTCCGTGCAGGTTCAACTCCTGTTATCCGCACCAAATTTTTAAGAGAGGAGGCAGTGCCAATGCCAAAAGGTAAAGCTGCAAGCTCTTCCGACTCAAACAGCCCATTGAGACCACCGACATCTCTCGAAGCGCAAGAGAACTTAATGATTTCTTTGGCGGTTCAATGTGCTGAAAAGCAGCTCAGAGACGGAACTGCTTCTTCTCAGGTCATAACACATTATTTGAAGCTCGGTTCCAGTAAGGAACGAATTGAAAAGGAGATTCTGGAGAAGCAGAAAGAGCTTATCGAAGCGAAGACCAAGAATCTAAATTCCAACAGTGAAGCCAAGGAGTTGTACAACAAGGCTCTCGAAGCGTTTAGGAGATATTCCGGTGCAGGCGGTGAAGACGATGAGTATTAAAACCTATTCGGAGTTAATTACATTGCCGACATTTGAAGAACGATTTCTCTACTTAAAGCTTGATGGTTCCGTTGGAAAAGAAACTTTCGGTTTTAAGCGATGGTTGAACCAAGAGTTTTATCATTCGGATCAATGGCTGCAATTCCGAGATGAAATTATCATTCGGGATGAAGGTTGTGATCTTGGTATGCCGGGTTATGAAATCTTTGGTTCCGTATTGATCCATCATCTGAATCCGATTACTTATGAAGATATCTTAAATCAGAGCCCCTGCGTTTTCGATCCGGAGAATGCAGTTTGCACCAAGTTGAATACACACAATGCGATTCACTATGGTGATGAAAGCTTACTGGTTCTTCCACCTGTTCAACGCACACAAAATGATACCTGTCCCTGGCGAAAATAATGAAAGGAGAAAATTTCAATGACTAAGGAAATCTATGAAAACTCTGTTCTTGATGAATCGACCGATAACATCGAGGAGCAGGAAGCAGGGTTTTGCGAAGATGCAGCTCGGAATGTGATCGGTGTCGTCACTGATTGCCTGAAGCTGAACATTCGTGAAAAGCCATCTAAGGATTCCAGAGTAGTAACCGTTGTGACCTGTCTTGACGAATTGGAAATTGACATGGGCGATTCCAATGATGACTGGTACGCTGTCTGCACTGCTGCCGGCATCGAAGGATTCTGTATGAAGAAATTTGTAGCCGTCAGGCAGTAAGGAGAACGCGATATGGATAGTATACTGACATCGATTAAAAAGCTGCTCGGAATTGCTGAAGAGTATGAGCACTTTGACCCGGACATCGTAATGTACATCAATTCGGCATTCTCGGTCTTGACGCAGCTCGGTGTCGGTCCTGAAGAAGGATTCCGTATCGAAGATGCAAGTAAGACCTGGTCTGAATTCTTGTATGATGATCCTCGTCTTGAATTTGTAAAAACTTTTATCTACCTGAAGGTAAAACTGACATTTGATCCGCCTTTAAGCTCAGCCGTCATGGAAGCAATCAACCGACAGATCAGCGAGCTCGAATGGCGAATCAATGTAACAGTTGATCCGGATTAAATGTGAGAGGAGGATTTCAAAATGGACAATACAGCACTTACCCATCACGGCATTCTCGGTCAGAAATGGGGCGTTCGCCGTTTCCAGAACAAAGACGGTACTCGCACCACGGCTGGAAAGAAAAGAGAAAGCTCTTCTAAATCTGATGCTCCTGCTCATGAGGATTATACTAAAGCCCATAACAGTAAGAGCGTTAAATCTATGAGTGATGCAGAGCTTCGCAATCGGCTGAACCGACTTCAGATGGAGAAACAGTACAGTCAGCTGTCTTCGACTGATGTAAATCGTGGAAAGGAATATGTATCGAAAACACTGAAAGTTGCCGGTACAATTGCAACTGCTACTTCGACTGCTCTGACCATTTACAATAACTATGGCAAGATCAAAGAAATTGTAAACGGTATGGCTAAGAAAGCTGGCTAAGGAGGTACTTATGGCATTATCAAACACTGCCGTTCCCAAGTATTATGGTATGTTTCGTGATGCCGTGATTCGAGGGGAAATTCCGGTTTGCAAAGAGATCTCTATGGAGATGAATCGCATTGACGATCTTATTGCTAATCCGGGTGTGTACTATGACGACCAAGCTGTTGAGGGATGGATCGCTTATTGCGAGTCCGAACTCACTCTAACAGATGGGTCAGATCTTAGCCTTTTGGACAGTTTCAAACTATGGGGTGAACAGATCTTTGGTTGGTACTACTTCGTCGAACGAAGTGTTTATCAGCCGAATCCCGATGGTCATGGCGGGCATTATGTTCGTAAGAATGTAAAAAAGCGGTTAATCAACAAGCAGTATTTGATCGTTGCGCGAGGTGCCGCAAAATCAATGTATGGCTCGACTCTGCAAGGTTACTTCCTGAATGTTGATACATCTACCACTCATCAGATCACGACCGCACCTACAATGAAGCAAGCTGAGGAAGTCATGTCCCCTCTTCGTACCGCTATCACCCGTTCGAGAGGACCGCTGTTTCAGTTCCTGACAGAAGGCTCTTTGCAAAACACAACTGGTTCCAAAGCGAATCGAACAAAGTTAGCCTCTACAAAAAAGGGCGTTGAAAACTTCCTTACTGGTTCTCTTCTTGAGGTCAGACCAATGAGCATCAATAAACTCCAGGGTCTACAAATCAAGGTCGCAACCGTTGATGAGTGGCTTTCCGGTGACATTCGAGAGGATGTTATCGGTGCTATTGAGCAGGGTGCATCCAAGGTGAATGACTATATCATTGTTGCAATCAGCTCGGAAGGTACGGTTCGTAACGGAAGCGGCGACACTATCAAAATGGAGTTGATGGACATCCTTAAGGGTGACTACATCAATCCCCATGTTTCCATTTGGTGGTATAAGCTTGATTCCATTGACGAAGTCGGAGACCCGGAAATGTGGCTCA